AACACATGTTTCTGGAGTTCCTTATGAATGATAATTTTCACTTAGATACAGCTTACATAGCCGGTCTCTTTGATGGCGAAGGTAGTCTGACTTATAAAAAATATAAGGAAAAGAAAAAATCCGGTACGTATGACTGTTGGCGTATTGTTATGGAGATATCTATGACAGATAAAAATGTTATAGAACTTGTTCATGAGACGTTGATGGTAGGTACTGTGAGACCTAAGAAGGTCCCTAAAGGTATGAAACCACAGTGGCGTTGGCGTTGTTCTTTTAGAGAATGTTTGGAAGTTTGTAAGAAACTATGGCCTTATGCTATTGTTAAATTACATAAGATTGAACAAGTAATTGATCACTACGAACCAGAGATACAAGATCTAAATGACAATGTAGTTGAACTAGATAAATTTAGAGATAACATTTGGTTCGGGAAGGAAAAAAATGATTGATAGAATAGATACGCTTAAATATGGTGATTTAGACTTACCAGTAACAGACTGTAAAGTTTATTTTACTAATAGATTTGGTAAAAAATACGAGGTTGAACTAACTCGTTTAATACAAGTATTTAATAATAATGTATGGAACAACAGTAAGAGTGTAAAATGATTGATAGAATAATATATAAAATACTAGAGAGAATAAATCATTACTCAACGTACTTGACTTCATGGTCATGGCAAAAATTATGGTCTAATAAAAAGGAGGGTTATGGTTACAAAAAACGTAAAGGCAAATAATTGGGATGGTAAATCAAGGCCTTCTAACAAAGCTTATGATGATAACTATGATAGAATCTTTGGTCAAAAAGAGATTAAAGAATTAGAAGAATCCTTAAAACAATCTAAAGCTAATAAGAAAGAGAGAAAAAAAAATGGATGATAAAATGATAAAAATGGAGCGTAGACAATGGCGAGAGAATAGTTTGTTACAGAGTAAATCTATTAGAAGGCTATCTGAGGAGTTAGATATGTTACGTAAACAAAAGGAAGTGCTTCAAGAGAAGTTATTAAAGGTAGTGACTAATGATGGATGATAAAGACGCTATGGTCTACCAAAAGTTAGTCGATAAACTTGAAAAACAGACCAAGGTTCAAGGACCAAAAAAATCGAATAGATACAAGTATATACAAGGAAAACAAATCACGGACCCCGGAACAGGAAAACGTGTTTACGAGATAAGTAATTATAGACTTCCCAGTGTAACTACGATATTAGGAGCCACCAAAAATCAAGATTTTATAAAAAAATGGAAGGCTAAAGTAGGTGAACAAGAAGCAGAACGAATTAAGAATCATTCAAGTTCCAGGGGGACCTGTATGCATAAATTCCTCGAGCATCATGTTCTCGGAACTGGCTGTGTTGATCTTACAAGCATCGGACAAGAGGCGCGTCCCATGGCCGACAAAATTATTGAGATGGGTTTATCGGCAGTGGACGAGTATTACGGTTCGGAAGTTACGTTACATTATCCGGATCTATACGCAGGTGCAACAGACCTTATCTGTTCACATAATGGCATGGAGACTGTTGTTGACTTCAAACAAAGTAACCGTCCGAAGAGGGAAGAATGGATTGAAGATTATTACATGCAAATTGCAGCATACGCCATGGCCCACGACTACGTCTACGGCTCCAAAATTAAACAGGGAGTTATCATGGTATGCACGCCTGACTTATATTACCAAGAGTTTAAAATTGAAGGACTACAACTAAGAAAATGGAAACATGAGTTTCTTAAAAGATTAGGTATGTATCATGAATTGCAAAATGATGAAAAAGAACGTACAACACCTATGAAAGCAAAAGATTTTAGTGTCGATTAGGTGTCGATTAGGTGTCGATTAGGTGTCGATTAGGTGTCGGGAAGTATCGGGAAAATTAATACATTAGAATGATTCTAGATTATTTAACTAAATGTGTGACATATATGTCACAATGTGTTGTAAATATGCCACAATGTGTTCAAATTAAGGCAAGTTATCGACACCCCCGACACCCAATCGACACCATATCGACACTTATCCCGACACCTAATTTTTGTTGTATACCAACCCTTATAGGGTCAAAACCCCCTTTCCCGACACTTTTAAAAATTTTCTTTTTTTTCAGCGCATTTAATAATAATTTGTCTTATAGGTGTCGATAATTGAATTAAGGCAAAAATATGATTGGAACTGTATTTAGTATGATGACAGAAACAAACTTTTGGGATATGTTTAATAAGAAACACAACTCAAAATATTATGCCCAAAAGAAAAAACAAATCCAGGAATCTAAATACGTACTCAAAACCCAAATTAATAAAAGAACAGGTGAAATTTCCGTACTCAAGATACAAAATTGATTGGTGTGATATTATTACGGAAGGTGGTTGGGGTTCAGAGAGAGAATTTAAGAATATGAAACTAGCAACACCTGTAAGTGAAGGTTATTTATTTAGTAAAGATAAACACACTGTAAAAATATTTGCAGGTTATGATATTGATGATGATGGGACTATTACTTTTAGTGAACGTTCTGTTTTCCCGACTTCTTGCGTTTTGAAGATGACGAAACTTCATTAATTTCTTCTGGTAATGCATCCACAACTTTCGCATTTAAAATCGGCGCGTAATCTTCTAGTATTTGCTTCATTTTTAATTCTAGTTCTGCCTCTGATAGTTCTTCTAGCTTACCTGTTTTTATTATTTTCCGGTCTATGTATAATCCTGCAGCCATCCCTCTATTCTTTTCAGCGTTGGTCGCAGCAGAGAAAGCGCCCTTATTTAAAGCGGCCTCTCTAATTTTACCAAGTTCAGCTACATGTTTGTCATAAGTGACAGCATATTTTTTAAGTTTCTCTTCTCGTAATGATCCAATGTATTGTACCACTAACGGAGATAGTCTAGGATTTTGTAATTCTGATGCTTCAACACTGGCTCTATTTTCACTGTAGCCTGCTTCTATTGCAGCTTCTCTTGCCGTAGTTCTGCCTTCATTGAATACTATATATTCAGCAAATCTTTTTTGCATTTCTGTTAATCTTTTTGGAACACCCATCTTGACATTTTAAGGTAACTATCCTATATTGTCAATATGAAAGATGAAGACAAAACATTTGAAAACGAGACAATAATTGATTTTAAACGAGCAAAAGATGACAGAGGTCATAATGATTTGGAGCGTACAGTAGATAAACTACGTAACAATATTAGAGATTTATTATCTATGAATGATCAATACAAAAAAGAACTTGCAGACCAGATATTTAAGATTAATATCCTTGAGCAACAATTAAAAGATTTAAAAAAAGAAAGATCCGATCATTACAATGCTAGTTAAAGACCTTCAACAAATATTAGGTAATTTTACAGATAAGTTTGCAACTGGTAAAGGTATGGTTGCAGGTAAAACTAATGCTATTGGATTTGCTAGAGTCTATGTAGACATGGGTAATAACAAACTTCAAGAAATTATAAGAATTGAAGCACAAGAAAATAACATTATAGCAGCTAAAGAAGGTGTAAGATTAGTTCTTAAAACTGCCACGCAAAAACCAAAACTAATTTTATAGAAAGGAGTATTATGGAAATAACTGAAGAACAAAGAAAACAAATGTTGCAGTATTTATGGGGAAGACCCTATGGAGAAGTTGCGCAACTTATAGCTATGTTAGTATCATTAAAGCCAAAAATGACTGACAGTGTTACCCCTAAAAAGTAGGTGGGACCAGAGTCTAAACTCTATCAAAAAGTGCGTAAGTCTTGGAGTGATTTTTCTCTTACAAGGCTGGAAAACCTTAGCTCTCTTGGCACTCCTGATCTATTGGTCAGTAATAATAATGGCCACTTTTTCACTGTTGAATTAAAAGTAACCAAGGGTAAAAAATTAAAGTTTTCTCCACACCAATTGGCTTGGCATTACAAGCATCCTCACAATACTTTTATCTTAGCAGAGGCCCTCGGTCCAAGAGCCGTGAATCGTTTTCAAATGTTCCGTGGTTCAAGAATCATGGAGCTTGAAGCTTGTGGCTTGGAGCTTGAAGCTTGTTGCTTGGGGCTTGAAGCTTGTGGCTTGATGCTTGCAGCTTTGGGTTCGAAAGGGAATTAAAGACCCGGGGCCGTGGTTGCCAGTTCCGAGCGCGTGCTGGCTTAATCCTTCTCGTAACCACGGTCCTTGGGCGGCTCGCATTGAGCTTCGCATAAGTGCGTTTTTCTTTTTTCTTAATCCTACTATATCCCTGATCCAGGGACCTGTCAAGCTCTAGATGCTTGCAGCTTGGAGCTTGAAGCTCGATTGGCCAATTCATGAATTGGCCAGCTTAGTTAATGCTTGGGGCTTGACGCTTGTAGTTCTCTTCCTGAATATGGGGGCATGGGCCCTGGCAATCTTTACAGGTTTTTTATCAGGGTTATGACGTTGGCACCAGCCGGTGCCATTTTTAAAAAAATCCATTAGTGCTCGCCGTAACATACATTTGAAACTGATTTGTC